CCGTTAGTAGATATTAAACAACAAGAGTTAGATTTAAGAGCTCAAGAACAGCAACAAGATGCTATGCAAGACCAAGCTAAGTTGCAGTTGGATAAACAAAAAATGGATGAATCTAATGCGATACAAAGAGAGCGTATCCAAACTACTGAGGATATTGCACAAATGAGAGCGAATATTGCATTACAAAGGCAAGCCCAGAATGCAAATGGTAAGGCAGGACAATAATGGCATATGATCCTAGTGATTTTGGACAAAACGACCCTACTGAATCAGCAGCAGCCGTCGGTAACGCTATGGGTGGTAATTTTTCAGCTAGTGATTTTGGTCCGACTAATCAAGACTTAGACCCTTTTGGGGGTAAGGGTACACAAGATGTCACTGTTACAGATGGTAAGACTCCTCCAAGTGGGGGTGGTATTATGAGTGTGTTCCAAAAAGCAATAGGGTATAAACCTAATGTAGCTTTGAGTACTAATTTATATAATATGATGGTTCCTGGACAAAACACTCCTTTAGGGGCTTTATCTTTTATTGCTGGTCCAGCGTTTGGTTTAGATAGAGCGACACAACTTGGTTTGAGTTTAGCAAATAGAGGAATAGGCAGTATTAATAATCCGTTTGGTGGAAAAACTCAAGCACAAATAAATTCTACCCCTGTTTATAATATGGGTAGACAACCTGTTGGTCCTCCAACAAACACAAACATGGGAATAATGACTAATTATCAAGTTGCTGGGCTTCCATCTATTTCTATGCAATCATTACCTGAATTATATAGCGATAACTTTTACGAATAGGAGATAACAATGGACGATCAAAGAATAGCTGATTTAAAAAATCAAAGAGCAGAACTAGACCCAAACAATCCAGATCATGATGAGATTAAACAAATTATAGATGCTGAACTTTTCCAGTTAGAAGGAGAGTCCATGGCGATGGGTGGTATGGTTAGAAAATATAATATGGGTGGTATGGTTATGCCTACTTCTAAAATGAGTGGTAGAAAGTTTATGAAGATGGGGGGCATGGCTAATAAACCTGTGAAAATGAATAAAGGTGGCGAAATTTCTCGTGGTGGTCGTAAGTCTATGCAGGGTTTAAAATTTAGAGGTGTTAAGTAAGTGCCTAAACCAACCTTACAAGAGATACATGTTACATTAGAAAAACATATTGCTGTTTCTGATGAGCGATGGAAAGAATCTATTTTACGAATAAAACGTATGGAACATCTTATGATAGCTACTTCAGGTACAGCCATAGTAATGCTTATAGGGTTACTTGTAAGATGATATGTTTAAAGTTTTTGTAACAATTTGTGTAATAGGAATACCCAATAACTGCCAAGTATTAGAAGATCAATATGGTCCATATGAAACAGAGTTTGATTGTAAACAAAGAGCTTTGGCTATTAGTAGACAAGTACATAAATACTATCCATTATGGAAGCCCACTCAGTATAGATGCAAAAAACTTTCTGTAGGAAGATTAAAAGGGGAGAATTACAGTGGAAGATACAAATGGAAGTAAAAAGAAAATAGTCAATTTAGATATAGGGCAAAACAGCTTTGAGTTATCACTAAGAATTTTGGGTAATGAGTTTGTTGCTATTAAGATTGGTTCTACTAACTTCAGTGGTAAATTAATAGCAGGAGGTATTCTTTTGTTATTCTTTACTTTAGTTTTATTGGAAGGCTTCGGATTAAATGAGATTTTAATACAATGAATGTAGAAACTTTTTTAAAATGGAAAATTCTACCAAGATTTATGATGCTTGCTAGTACGATAATGTCCTGGAGATGTGCCGAATGGTTCATGGATTTAGATGCACCAACTGCTAGTCAATCTGCTTTTGTGTCTGTTGTTATGGGTGTAATGACAGGTGTATTCGGTATATGGATGGGTCACGAACATAAGGGAGATAATAATGTTAACAGCGTTAATAGGTCCAGTAAGTAACTTACTCGGTAAGTTTATAGAGGACAAAGACATGAAAAATAAGTTGGCACATGAGGTGGCAACTATGGCAGAGAACCATGCACAGGAGTTAGCTAAAGGGCAATTAGAAATAAATAAAGCAGAAGCTACTCATAAATCTATATTTGTAGCAGGTTGGCGACCTTTTATTGGTTGGACATGTGGTGTTGCTCTATGTTGGCATTTTGTCTTACAACCCATCACTGTTTTTATCTGTGCTTACTTAACAGTTCAGATTCCAGAGCTTCCTACTTTTGATATGGGTTCACTTATGACTGTATTAATGGGAATGTTGGGGTTAGGTGGATTAAGAACGTATGAGAAACAAAAAGGTTTGACAAAATGATATGGAATTGGTTGAGATTATCTAAGTTTTTTTGCAAAATTGGCAACTATTTTTACTATAAACATGTCCAATGTGTAAAAAAAAGTCAAAAAAGAGGAGAAAAGTAGATGGATGACCTTTACATTTCCCAAAAATTGCTTAAAGTGATGGATGAACGCAAGGAAAACTTGCACGAAACCTTATGTTATGGTGCTGTGAAAGATTTTCAAGAGTTTGAAAAACTTAGAGCTAAATTGCATGAGTTAAATTACGTTCGACAGGAATTAACGACCCTGCTAGAAAGAGTAGAAAAACAAAATGAGTAAAACTTTAATACTACCCGAACGATTTGCTAAAAAATCGAAACCTAAACAAGAAAAATCTCAAGAAACACCAACATTAGAAAAATTACCAGAACCTACAGGGTGGAGAATACTTGTCTTACCCTATAAAGGTAAGGGAAAAACTGAAGGTGGTGTTTTTATCCCTGATGCAGCAGTAGAAAGAGAAGCTTTAGCTACTGTTTGTGCCTTAGTTTTGAAAGTTGGTCCACTTGCCTACAAAGATCCAGATAAATTTGGTGATAGTGGAGCATGGTGTAAAGAACAAGACTGGGTTATCTTTGGAAGATACGCAGGAAGTCGTTTTAGAATAGATGGAGGTGAAGTCAGATTATTAAATGATGACGAAATCTTAGCTACAATTAACGATCCTGCAGACATTTTACATTTATAGGGGAAAACAATGGCAGAAGCACAACAAGAATTAGATTTAGATTTAGAAGAAGTAGAAGTTCAGTTACCTGAAGATAAACAAAAAGAAGAGCAGGTAGAAAAACAAGCTGAAGCACCACAAGAATCTGAAAAAGAATCTTCTGATGAAGAATTAGAGGGTTATAGTAAAAAAGTTCAACGCAGAATAGATAATCTAACAGCTAAAATGCGTGAAACTGAAAGAAGAGAACAAGCAGCAATTAAATATGCTGAAGCATTAAAGGCTCAAGTTGAAGAACAAGCAAAAAAGGCAAGCACAGCCGATACACAATATGTTTCTGAATTTGAAAGTAGAATAAAAGCAACACAAGATACTCTACAAAGTAAATTAAGAGATGCAATAGATCGTGGAGACACTGAAGCTCAGGTGCAAGCTCAAACTGAACTTGCTAATTTAGCTAGTGAGAATGTTAAGCTAAGTTATATTAAAAAAGCTCAAGAAACAGAAGCGAAAACTGATACGGCTGCAGAAACTCCTCCTTCAGCAGCCGTCCCACCACCAAAACCAGCTCCAGATCCAAAAGCATCAGCATGGGCTGCGAAAAACACATGGTTTGGTGCAGATGAGCCTATGACATTAACAGCATTTAGCCACCATAAGACTTTAGTTGAATCTGAAGGGTTTGATCCAACTTCAGATGATTATTATGAAGAGTTAGATTCTAGAATGAAAAGAGATTTTCCTCATAAATATAAAGAGGAAGACCAACCACGAGTAGTCAATCAACCTAGAGGTCCTGTCGTGGCTTCTACTAATCGTGGTTCTGGCAGAGTTTCAAAGAAGTCTGTCAAATTAAATAAATCAGAGGTTGCAATCGCCAAGAAACTTGGTGTACCATTAGACAAATATGCAGAGCAGCTTGCTTTGCTAGAAACTCGTAAAGGATAGATCATTATGACAGATCGCACTTCACGCACCACAGCTACTCGTGAAAAACAAACACGCAGGAAACCGTGGACACCACCATCTACTTTAGATGCTCCCCCAGCTCCAGAAGGCTATACTCATCGTTGGATCCGTGAGTCAATCATGGGATTTGATGATAAGAAAAACCTTTCTGCAAGGCTTCGCGAAGGCTTTGAATTAGTTCGTGCAGACGAGTACCCCGATTTTGAAGCTCCTACAGTACAGGATGGAAAACATGCTGGTGTTATAGGGGTGGGTGGCTTAATACTCGCAAGGTTCCCATTAGAATCCAAAGCTGAACGACAGGAATATTTTAAAAATATGACTAGAGATCAAATGAAAGCTGTGGATAACGATATGATGAGGGAACAACACCCTAGTATGCCTATTCTGAAACCAGAAAGGCAAAGTCGTGTAACTTTCGGTGGTAATAAAGGTACTGCCGAGTAAACTTTAGAGAAGGAAACTAAAAAATGGCAAGTAATATAGATGCCCCTTTTGGTTTACGTCCTTATAATCTCTTGGGTTCTGCACCCAACTCAAATGGGTTAACTCCATACAAGGTTCAAGTTAGTGCAACTGCTGGATCATCCTCTGCCATCTATCAAGGTGACATGGTAATTCCGTTGACTAATGGACTTGTAGACGTTAGTGCTGCTGATGGTGGAAGTGTAGCAATCTTAGGTGTTATGGCTGGATGTGAATATATTGATCTTTCAGGTAAGCCAAAATTCGATAACTTTTATCCTGGAACATCTCTTTTAAAATCAGGCACAGAAGCAACTGTGTTTGTGTATGATAACCCTAATCAGGTTTATGAAATACAAGGAGATGCAAGTTTAACTAATGTAGCAACTGCTCAGGCACTTGTTCATTCCAATGCTGAAGGTACTGGATTCGGTTCTACTACTGGAAATAGTAATATTTCTACTGGAGAAATATCCGTAACTACAGCAGGAGCAACTACAAATACTGATAACTTCAGAATTGTTGGAATAAAAGACGGTTTCAATGATATTGATGTAGCATCAGCAGGAGTTCGCTTCTTGGTGAAGTTAAATCTTCCATTTCATTCTGCAACTACTGGTCTATAAGGAGATATTGATATGGCTATTGCAAGATCCCAACTCCTTAAAGAATTAGAGCCTGGATTAAACGCTCTATTTGGTTTGGAGTATGATAGGTATGATAATGAACATGCCGAAATTTACGATACTGAATCTTCAGACAGAGCGTTTGAAGAAGAGGTAATGTTGTCAGGCTTTGGAACAGCACCCGAAAAAGCAGAAGGTGCTGCCGTATCGTTTGACACTGCTAATGAGTCCTTCACAGCAAGGTACACACATGAAACAATCGCACTAGCGTTTGCGATTACTGAGGAAGCCGTAGAAGATAACCTTTACGACAAACTTAGTTCTCGTTATACTCGTGCGTTAGCTCGTTCCATGTCTAATACTAAGCAAGTGAAAGCAGCTTCTGTATTAAACAATGCGTTTGACAGTACGTTTACATTTGGTGATGGTAAAGAGCTTTGTGCTACAGATCATCCAACAGCAGCAGGTGGTACATTCAAAAATGAATTAACTAACTCAGCTGATTTAAATGAAACTTCTTTAGAACAAGCATTAATTGATATTGCAGCTTTTATTGATGAAAGAGGACTAAAGATTGCTCTCAAAGGACAGAAGTTAATTATTCCACCAGCACTACAGTTTATTGCTGAAAGATTAATGGCTTCTAACTTACGTCCCGGAACAGCAGATAATGATATAAATGCAGTTAAGAACATGGGAATGTTACCTCAGGGTTATGTTATCAATCATTTCTTAACAGATACAGATGCGTTTTTCATTAAAACTGATGCTCCTAATGGATTTAAGCATTTTGAAAGAGCAGGAATCGCTACAAGTATGGAAGGTGACTTTGATACTGGTAACGTCAGATATAAAGCTCGTGAGAGATATAGCTTCGGTGTTTCAGACCCAAGATGTGTGTTTGGATCTCCTGGAGTATAAGGCTAATAAATTTAAAATCAAAGGCGACACTTGCGTGTCGCCTTTTTTTGTGTAATACTGATTTTATCCCTAACAGTCATAATAATGTGACTGACTCAGCCAGATAGGAGGTTTATATGGCTAATACAACTTTTAAAGGAACCTTACGTTCCGAAGGTGGATACTCGTCTATTGCTACTGCAACAGGTACAGGAGTTGAAACTACTCAAATGTCTATATCTACTGCTGGATTTGCATCTTTTGACGCAAATACAATGGCAGTAGAAGCTGGAACTGGTATTACTACAGGTTCTGGAACTATCTACAGAACTTCCGTACAAAGAAGTGGTGGTATTATCACAACTAGAATATTAATTGACTTAACAGGTTTAAGATCAACTGGTTCTGGTGACATCATTGGTGTAAACGGCACATCTTTAGTTTGTCACATTGGTCAAATCACAGCGGCTAGAAACGGTACAATCTTAACAGGTAGTATGGAATGTTTTGAAGCTCCTGCTGGTGGTGATCCAGACATTAACGTACACTCTGCAACAGAAGGTACTGGTGTTGAAGATGGAGCTATTGGTGATCTAACAGAAACATTACTAGTTAACGCAGGTGACGCGACAACTGGAAGTAAGGTTTATTTTACTGGTGTTCCTGCAGCAGATGAGTTTTTATATCTAACGACTGGTGCTGCAACAGATGCAGATTACACAGCAGGTAAGTTATTCATTGAATTGATGGGTTACGAAGCTTAATCTATGGGGGTTAATACCCCCATCTTTTTTATAAGGAGATTTATATGGCAGGTCGTTCAGATGTAAAAGCATTTAATCACGATCAGGGTGATAGTGCAGCCGTCGTTGGTCCGTCTAGATCAAGAATAAGACAAATTGTAATTTTTGGTAACTCTGCTGGTGTTTTAACTGTTAAAGATGGATCAGGTGGAGCAACTATACTACTTCAAAGTTTTCCTACTGGATTACATACTTTAAATATTCCAGATGCAGGGGTATTAGCTGAAAATGGAGCATATATACATGGGTTCACTGGAAGTGGTAACAAACTTACTTTGTTTTTATCATAATGGCTAAAGAGCCTAAAATGTCCATTAAGTCTGGACATAAAAGACCCACTAAAAGTGGAGCTGGCTTGACTAAGAAAGGGGTTGCTGCTTATAGGAGAGCAAATCCTGGAAGTAAATTAAAGACTGCTGTTACAGGGAAGGTCAAGCCTGGAAGTAAAGCTGCAAAAAGACGTAAGTCTTATTGTGCGAGATCGGCAGGTCAAATGAAGAAGTTCCCTAAAGCTGCAAAAAACCCAAATAGTCGTTTACGTCAATCTAGAAAAAGGTGGAAGTGTTAATGGCTATGACACGAGGAAACATGGAGAAGCAAGTGAGTAAACCAGGATTATATGATAATATTAATAAAAGAAAGAAAAAAGGTATTTCTAGATCAAAAAAGAATAGCACTATTTCTAAAGAAGCTTATGCCAATATGAAAGCAGGGTTTCCTAAAAAGAAAAAGAAGAAAAAAGTAACTAAAAAGGCTTAAATATGGTAACAAAATTTTATAAATGGGTTTTATCTTTTTTCCCAAAGATATGCCAATGTAGTAAAATAAAAGAAGCCCCTATGAAAAAAGGTCGAGGCAGACCTAGAAAGGTAAGTTAAATGGTTAAGAAATTATCTCCCAAACAAAAAAAGTTAGCTAGTATGGCTTCTCCCAAAAATAAAATAACAGGAGCAGATTTTAAAAAGTTGGGTAAAAAGAAAAAAGTAATGAAAAAGGCTTAGGAAATGGCAACTTCAAGTTCTGTAGATTTTGAAATAGATGTAGCTGAATACATTGAAGAAGCATTTGAAAGATGTGGTATTGAAGTTCGTACAGGTTACGATTTAAGAACAGCCAGACGTTCTATGAATTTATTATTTGCAGACTGGGCTAACAGAGGCTTAAACCAATGGACTATTACTCAAAGAACACAGGCTCTTACAGCTAATGATGTAGATTATACATTAGGTGCTGATGTAATAGATATACTAAGTATGGTTGTTAGAAGAAGTGGTACAGATTTTAGTATGACCAGAATAAGTAGGGATGATTATATTAATTTACCTACTAAAACAACTACAGGTAGACCAAGTCAATTTTTCTTAGACAGACAAATAACACCTAATTTAAAAATATGGTCAGCTCCAGAAAATAGTACAGATGTTTTACATTATGATGCTTTAACTAGAATACAAGATGTTGATGCCTCTGTGAATACTGTTGATGTACCTTTTAGGTTTTATCCTTGTTTAACAGCAGGATTAGCTTATTATTTAGCTATGAAAAGAGCTCCAGATAGAATTAAAATATTAAAAGCAGTGTATGAAGAAGAATTTGAAAGAGCTGCTGCTGAAGATAGGGATAGAGCGAGTTTAAGTCTAACCCCTAGTACAACTTATTATGGATTGATATGAAATTTGCACTTGGTAAAAAAGCTAAATTTATTTCTGACCGTAGTGGATTTGCCTTTCCCTTTAGAGAAAAGGTAAAAGAGTGGAATGGCTCAATTGTCCATCGTTCTGAGTATGAGGAAAAGCACCCTCAGCTTACTCCAAGAAAACCCCCTTTTGAACCTCAAGCATTATACAACTCTAGAATAGATCGTACTGAAGTAGCCATAGAAAGATTATTAGAATTAAATCCTTTTACTTCAGGGTCAGCAAGTTCTGCAGTTATTACTGTTAAAGAAGTTAATCATGGAAGGTCTACTTCAGATACTGTAAGGTTTAGAAATGTTTCCCCTTTTGATGGTTTTAGCGTATCTGTTTTACAACAGGCATCAGGATATAGTATAACAAAAGTAGACAATGATTCTTATACTTTTTCTGCCAATGGTGAAACAGCAACTACAGGCAGTAAAAAAGGTGGTGGAGGAATTGTAACAGCAGGTCCAGTGACGGTGGTAGGATAATGAGTTTTACATTAGCAACATTAAAAACAGCAATACAAGATTATACGGATAATGCAGAAACATCGTTTGTAACTCATTTACCTGATTTTATAAAAGCTGCTGAAGAGCGTATTTTTAAAACAGTTGATTTAGAATATTTTAGAAAAAATGTTACAAGTGCTTTTACTTCATCAGATCAGTTTTTATCTGTTCCTTCTGATTATTTAGCATCATTTTCATTACAGATAACGACTTCTGGATCAGAAAGTTTTTTGCATCAAAAAGATGTAAACTATATAAGAGAATATACCCCTTCTTCTTCAACTACAGGTCTTCCTAAATATTATGCAAGGTTTGATGTAGATAATTTTATCGTAGGTCCTACACCAGATAGTAATTACGCTTTAGAATTACACTATTACTATAGACCAGCAAGTTTAACAGCAGGAGCTGATAGTGGTACAACTTGGGTGAGTACAAATGCTCCTTTTGCTTTACTTTATGGTAGTTTATTTGAAGCATATGTATACTTAAAAGGAGAAAAAGATTTACTTGATCTTTATAATGGTAGATTCTTAGAAACAATAGCAAGAGTTAAAGATTTAGCTGAAGCAAGAGAAGATGCAGATGCGTACAGAAGAGGGTTACCTCAATCTAGAAGAACATAGGAGACTTAAATGGCAACAGCAAATGCAGCGACCAATTTTTTAGAGAGAAGATTATTACATTATATATTCAAAAACAACTCTCTTAGTTTTTCATCCCCTGGAGATAGTATTTATGTAGGACTTGCAACGGCAGTGAGTGCGGCTGAAACTGGATCAGTAACAGAAGCAAACTTTACAAACTATGCAAGACAACAAGTAGCAGCATCTAGTTGGACAACGATAGGTGCAGATTCAACAGATACACAGACTGCAATCAATGCAGCAAATATAGAGTTCCCAGCTTCTGGAGGTGGTGGCACAGATACAGTAACACATGTTTTTATAGCCGATGCCTCTAGTAGTGGTAACATACTTTTTGTAGGGGCTTTGGATGCGAGTAAGGCAATAGCGAGTGGTGATATATTTAGAATTAATGCAGGGAATCTAACAATAGAGTTAAAGTAATGGCATTAGTAATATCAGATAGAATAAAGGAGTCATCTACCACAACTGGCACTGGTACATTAACATTAGGTGGTGCTGTTACTGGTTTTGAAACTTTTACTGCTAATTTAAGTAATGGGGATACGACTTATTATTGTTGCACAGATAATACAGACTTTGAAGTCGGTCTGGGTACATTTACATCATCTGGTACTACACTTGCTAGAACAACAATACTTGCTAGTTCTAATTCTAATAATGCTGTTAATTGGAGTTCTGGTACAAGAACTGTGTTTTGTACTCTACCTGCTGCTAAAACAGTTTTTTTAGATGCTAGTGGTAATACCTCAGTAAGTGGTTCAGTAACTGCTGGTAGCTTTGTTATAGGCTCCGCAGATATAAATGAGAATGATCTTGAGTCTATAGATGGTATAACGGCAGGAACTGTAGCTGCATCAAAAGCGGCTGTTGTAGATACTAACAAAGATATTACTGGCTTTAGAAATGTAACTCTTACAGGTGAGCTAGATGCAGGAAGTTTAGATGTATCTGGAGATGCTGATATTGATGGCACAACAAACTTAGATATTGTTGATATTGATGGTGCAGTTAGTATTGATGCTACAACAACTATAGGCACTAATAATAAAATACAATTTAGAGATACTGCACTATATATAAACTCTTCTACCGATGGACAGTTAGATTTAGTTGCTGATACAGAAATACAGATCGCTGCAACAACGATTGATATAAATGGTAATGTGCTTCTTAGTGCAGATTTATCTGTAGGAGATGATCTTACAATA